CACGAAGCGAAAAAGGGGGCGACCAAGAAAAAATGACTAGACAGATACAAAACAAACTAAAGAAAGTAGCCAAGGGTCTAAGCAAAGCATCAAAGACTCATGCGAAACAGGCAAAGACTATACAGTCGGTGCTAAAAACTAAGAAGAAAAAAGTAAAACGTAATGGTAGCTAGAGTAGAAACTATAAAAAAGAAGATCAAGCAAGGTAAGAAGTTAGGGTTTAGCGAAAGAGCCAGAGCCGTCAATAAAGGCATATTACCTAGCAAGGCAAAAAAGAAGAAAAAGAAATGAGAAAGAGAAATGCAAATAATAGACAACAAGGCTTTACGCCTACGGCTACGTGACCCTGATAAGGTTATAAACGCCATACCCAAGAGCCGAAAGGTTGGGGATAACGAAGTTATAGTTAACTGGGGTCTGGAAGAGGCAAAGAGCCTGAATCAGCTAGGTATAAAATCACCATCACCCATAGAAGTAAAATACACATGGACAGGACGATACAAACCATTTGACCACCAAGTTTCGACAGCATCATTCCTTACTTTACACCAGAAAGGTTTTTGTTTCAACGAACAAGGTACAGGAAAGACAGCAAGTGCCATATGGGCATCGGACTTTCTTATGAAGCAAGGTGTAATAAATAGAGTGCTTGTAGTATGCCCACTCTCAATCATGGACAGTGCATGGCGTGATGACTTGTTTACATTTGCAACACACAGGACTGTGTCAGTAGCACATGGGTCGGCAGAGAAACGTAGTAAAGTTATACAAGAAGGAGCTGATTACGTGGTGATAAACTACGATGGCGTGGGTATTGTATTGGATGACCTTAAGAAAGGTGGGTTTGATTTAATTATTATAGATGAAGCTACACACTACAAAAATGTACAAACGAGGCGTTGGAAACTTCTACGTCAGCTAGTTCATGATAACACGTGGTTGTGGATGATGACAGGTACTCCCGCGGCACAGAACCCTACAGACGCATATGGTCTGGCAAAACTTGTTAGCCCAAACAGAGTGCCTAGGTTCTTCGGGGCGTTTAAAGATATGGTTATGATAAAGGTATCACAGTTCACATGGAAGATACGTCCTAACGCTACAGACATAGTATTCAGAGCATTGCAACCTGCCATACGTTTTACAAAAGACGAGTGCCTAGACTTACCCCCTATGGTATATACCAAAAGACAAGTGGAGCTTACAGCGCAACAAAAGAAATATTACAAAGAACTAAAAACAAAGCTCGTGTTAGACATCACAGGCGAACAGATAACCGCAATAAACGCGGCTGTAACTCTTAACAAGTTACTACAAATATCAGCAGGGGCAATCTATACAGATGAAGGCGAAGTCTTGGAGTTTGATATAAAGAATAGGTATAAAGTATTACGTGAAGTTATTGATGAGTCGAGTCAAAAAGTGCTTGTGTTCGTACCCTTCACACATGTCATAGACATATTAACAGATAAACTACGATCCGAAGGAATAGCTACAGAAATCATACGTGGAGATGTACCTGCCTACAAACGCACACAGATATTTAAAAGGTTTCAAGAGGGGACTGACCCAACTGTCCTGGTGATACAACCACAAGCAGCATCACATGGTGTCACGTTAACACGAGCGAACACAGTTGTATGGTGGGGGCCAACAAGTTCGTTAGAAACATACGATCAAGCAAACGCTCGTGTGCATAGGTCAGGTCAAACACATAAATGCACTATCGTGCAACTACAAGGTTCTGATGCAGAAAAGCATGTATACCGATTATTAGATAGAAAAATAAACATTCACACAAAATTTGTAGAACTTTACAAAGAAGTACTTGACTAACTCATATTTTGATATTACATGTTATTAGATAATAAGAATAGGAGAGAGATATGGGTGACAAAATAACCCCTGACAAGTTGGCAAAAACGTATTTACGTATACGAGCAGAAAGATCCATGCTGTCAGCCAAGTATAAGGAAGAAGATGGCAACCTTATACGGCAGTTGGATACAATAAAACAGGCAATGCTAGATCATTGTGAAGACCATAATGTAGAAAGCGTGAGAACTTCTGAAGGACTATTCTTTCGTTCGACTAAAAGAAAGTATTGGGTTAGTGAATGGGATGCTATACACAAGCTTATTGTGGAAGAGAATGCACCTCAGTTACTAGACAAACGTATCAATCAGGCGAACATGAGAGAGTTCTTAGAAGAAAATCCTGATCTCAAGCCAGAGGGATTAGAGATTGAAGAAGAAGTAACAATTTCTGTGAGGAAGAAATGAATGAACCTTTTGTACCAATAGAGGACGTAGCTAAACATTTTAGCGTGTCTGTATCAACTGTTCGTGCTTGGGTACGTCAGAATCACATACCTAAAGATACTTATGTAAAAATAGGTAATACTTATAGGTTTCGTGTTGGTGACGTAGCCACCGCATTGACTAAAGTATCTAGTAAACGTAGTGAAGAAACAGTGGGCGAAGACCTACTGAATGAATTAGATGAAGACTTATAATATAGAGAAGGAGAGAAAATGGAACAATATATTATAAAAAACGTAGAGGCTTTGTGGCCTAAGATAAACACGACTTATCACTTTGACAGTAACGAAGGGCGGTCTGTAACGTGTGAACCCACTGCTCCAAATGCAGAGTTCTCCATACAGTTTCGTATGGATAATGATACTGCAAAGGCATTGTTTACTGCTATGTCACGGAGTTACCAAGCCAATAAAAAAGAGAAGTGGGCAGATAAATTAGAGCGTAAATTTGTCAAAGACGATGATGGTATGTTCACCCACAAGGCAACTCTTAAAGGCATGTATAAAAATCAAAAAACTCAAAAGCCTTTACAAGTTGATGCCAAAGGTAACAGGTTACCAGATGATTTTTTGTTAACAACAGGTAGCACAGTAAATGTGGCTGTACAGTTTTATCCATACGACATGGGCGGTAAGCAGAATGTGTCGTTACGTTTGAGAGCTGTGCAGGTTATAAAGTATGTGCCTGTGGAAGAGAGAAATCCTTTCGAGGCAACCGATGGGTTTGTGTTCAATGGAGCTGAAGACAATCCTTTTACTGAAGATGCGGTGGCAGAACCAAAGAAGGTCGTTAAAAAGCCCTCCCCTCCCACCAAGGATGCT